AACTCGGTTACTTTCATAGGTGGTGCCATCTTATTTTTAATAATCTTAACTTTAGATACAATACCTACTGAGTTGCCGGCCTTATCCTTGATATCTTCTCTTTTTCTAATATCAATACGAACAGATGCAGCGTACTTTAGTGCCATGCCACCTGGAGTGGTTTCTGGGTTACCAAACATTACACCAATCTTGTTTCTAAGCTGATTTATAAACACTAGGAGCGTCTTATGGGTATTTGCCTGTCCAACTAGCTTTCTCATGGCTTTGGCCATCATACGAGCTTGTAGACCCATCTGAGCCGATTCCATGTCACCCTCTAGCTCTGCTTTTGGAATTAAGCTTGCAACTGAGTCAATAATGATGACTCCAAGCTCTCCTGTAGCAACTAGCTTGTCTACGATCTCTAGTGCTTGCTCGCCGTAGTCTGGCTGGGTAAAGACTAATTCATCTACATCAACTCCAACAGCTTTCATATAAACTGGGTCCAATGCATGTTCTGCGTCTACATACGCGCACGTGATACCAAGCTTTTGTGCTTGAGCAACAATTGATAAAGCAAGTGTTGATTTACCAGAAGACTCTGGTCCATAGATCTCAACTATTCTACCTCTTGGTAGTCCGCCAATTCCGAGTATTCTATCAAGTGATAAAGCACCAGTTGGGATTGATGGCCACGGTTCAAAGTCTGATGAACCCAATTTCATTACCGAGCCGGCACCATATTGTCTATCTATTTGAGCTATGGCCAACTCAAGTTGTTTTGATATTGCTTCAGTCATGACTATAGTTTATCACTTTCTACTGACGTGAATCAAGCTGCTGCTCAATTGTTTTGATTTTATAAATTATATTTTGTTTTATCTGTAAAAACTGTCTTCTTGTTTGCGGATCAGAACCAAGCAAAGCATTTGACACTTTATTTAAAAGGGTATATAACTTTTTCAATTCTTCGTTGTTTGTGTTAACTCTATACATCTTTTCCTCGAAGGTATCGTGATATAATGAAGGCGCAAAGTATACACCATAAACGGAGAAGTGATGAATAGAAAAATAGACCTAAACCCTGATTACATCAGAGCTGTGCATCTACTAGAGAACAAGATTAAGAACCCGTTTGATTTAATTAAACTTTGGTCGATTTTTGGCCCTTGTATAGAAAATCATCCAGACATCGAAAATATTCGTAGATAACTTGACAAGAATTTGACAGTGTGTGTATACTGGGTATACGAGAGCTCTAGCCAAAAGAATACGCTAAAGTCTTATAATATTTTGTGTATGCATACACTGTCCTAATTCTGACCAAAGTAATACTTTTGAATTACTATTAAGTAAGAATAAAAAGAATCGAGGACAAATGAAGATATATCAGATATATGTTCCTGAACTTGCCACGTATGCAAAGTTCAAAGTCCTAGAACCAGAAAGTTTAGAAGACTTTATTTCTGAATACAAAAAAGAAAGTAAGAAGATAGATATTCTTTCTTTCAGGAAAAAAGTAATTGAAACTTTTGTTTTTAACCTAAAGTCAGATATTACAGATGCCTTGCGTTTAATGACTAAGCAAGCAGCTCAAGCATGTCTAGATTCCTTATTTACCGGATGCATTATGCTGAACCCCGGCTTAGACATTGACATGTGGCTAAACATAGCCTATACAGGAGTGCCTGAAGATATTGGTCCTATGGACCTAGATGACGACATTTCATCGGCATTTTTAAACTCACTAAAGAACATGCGTTCTAAGTTTCCAAAACTAGATGCTGAAGATTACCCATTTGACACTAAGGGTAAAACAAAGCCTAAGATTAAGCAAATTTCAAAGCAGAAGTATCTTGGTTTAAAGAATCACCTAAATTCTAATATTATTGGACAAGATGCTGCAATAGAATCTGTTGTTTCATCTCTTAGGAGGTCACAAGCTGGTTTAAGCGATAATGATAGGCCACTTGGTGTATTTCTATTTGCTGGTTCTTCAGGAGTCGGAAAAACTCATTTGGCAAACGTTTTGCATAAATATCTATTTGGAAGTGACTATCCTATGGTTAGAATTGACTGTGGAGAATATCAACACAAACATGAGAACCAGAAGTTAATTGGCTCCCCTCCAGGATATGTTGGACACGACGAAGGTGGACAATTAGTTAATACAATTAAACAATTTCCTTCAAGTGTAGTATTGCTTGACGAAGTTGAAAAAGCTCACCCAGATCTTTGGAACACATTCTTGAGAGTATTTGATGACGGTGTTTTAACAGATTCAAAAGGTGAAGTGGTTGATTTTAAAAATACAATTATTATTATGACCACAAACTTAGGAAATGATAAAACTAGCGAACATCTTCTTGCCGGCGGTACTGGCTTTAATAGAGATGTTAATTATAAGACTGGTACTAAAAAAATTCCAGAAAGATCTATTCTTGAAAGAAATACGAATGACGGCATTAAAAAGCACTTTAAACCAGAGTTTTTAAATAGAATTGATAAAGTTGTTATATTTAATTATTTATCTGAATCAGATTGTCAAACGATTGCGCAGTTAGAAATGTCAATCATTGCAGACAAGATGAGAAAGAAGGGTTATTCTTTTGAGTATAATCAAAATGTAATTGAAGGTTTAATAGACAAGGGCATAGATAGCATTAAAGGCGCACGTGGTTTGGCTCAAATAAGAAGAGAATTGATGGAGTCTCCACTTGCTGACAGCATGATTAATACCGTAATTCCAAGAGGAAGTATATTCCAGATGTACTATGAAGATGAGGCTTTTAAATTTAGTATTCAAAAACCTATCAAAAAAACAGGTCTATTAAAAGAAGTTTAACATTACTATTACTACAATCAAACAAACTAAGAGGTTTTATGGTAGCTAGTTTAAATCCACGTGCAATAGCTTCACGAGTTATGTCAATGCCAGTTTCTGGTAGATCAAGTGGAGCAATGGCATTTGCTAAGAAGCATAAAAAGAAAATGATGATGGGCGCTGGAGCAATTGGAGTAGGCAGAGCCACTATTGGTGGACGTAGATCTGGCTTGGATAAAACTCCTGGCAGACCAACAGGCATGTACAACTACTAAGGAGCCAATATGCCGGCAGGAATAGGTAGAAAATATATAGGCGACATGTTCGCAGCTATAGGTAGCCGAACAAAAGCTGGAAAAGCTATATCATCAGGCGCACGTGCAATGGCAGCTACAGCACCAGCTGGAATGGTAACACCAGCTGCCATGAGTGCATATTTGCGACCTGGTCACATAAAAGCCGGCAAAAGAATGACTGCTTATGGAGTATTGGGTGCCTCAGGCATGAACATGGCTTACAGCAATAGAAGAGGCAATTCATATAGACCACCATCGCAGCCAATTAACCCGATATCGTCACCACAAGGCTCTGGAAGATACGCATAATACGCTATCATTGATGATATGAATAATTGGAAAATGTACATAAATGAAAATGATGATTTTGAGCTACCTAATTTTCTTTATAGAACCATAATGGAGTTGATGAAGCAATCATTAGATATGGGAACTCTTTTATCGAGTGATCAACAAAAACTAAGAGCCTATAAAGAGCAAACTAAAAAGTTGTTTAAAAACAAATGGTATGAAATAGCCAAAGCTCTTGAAGCCTTTTCTATTATAGATCCTTGTATATGTTCAATGGAAGAAAAAGAAATTTATTGCGATTTATGCAAAGGTGCAAGGTATCTTATTAATTCTTCTTTAACTCCAGATGAAATGAGAGAAGTAGGATTGATAACCAACGCAGGAACCAATGCTGAAATTATAAGTAAGCTGCAAAAAAGTTTAAATGAAATATTGTCAGAATACCCTTAGATCGGTGAAAAATGTCAGAATTAGAAAAGCCAGATAATAAGAATAATTTCATGAAACAATTTGAGTCTTTGAGACCAGACTTGTTTTTTCCAGATCATTGGACTGATGATCAAAAAGAAAAAGCAGTAGATTTAATTAGGCCGCAAAAAACTAGAAGTGCAATGTTTTCGTCTATACCAATGAACTGCGAAGCTGAAAAATGCATCTTTGCTTCAACATGCCCATTAATGAAAGAAAACCTTGCTCCCAAAAACAAACCATGCCCAATTGAAATGTCAATGGTTGCCCAATTCACCGCAGAGTATTTAGAACAACTAGATGTTAATCCAAATAACTTAGTAGAAGTTTCAATGGTTAGAGATTTAGTAGATCAAGAAGTTCAATATCTGCGCAAAACAAAACTACTTGCAAAAGAGCATTTTATTCAAGAAAATATAATTGGAATTGACAGAGATGGTCAACCAATTCTTAAGAAGGAATTGCATTTAGCTGTTGAGTTAGAAGATAAGCTTCACAAGAGAAGAAAAGATTTAAGAAACCAACTATTAGCCACCAGAGAAGCTAAGGCTAAAGTTGGACAAGTTCAACTTGATACAGCTCAAGCAATTTCTGACATTATAGGAAGAGTGCAAGCGGTAGAAAGCCAAAGAGAAAAACTATTAAGAAAAAAACTAGGTACATCAGAATTAGATGATTATATCATTGACTCTGAGGTGGTTCCAGAACCATAGGATAAACCATGCCAAGAAAAAAAACTAAAGCTCAATTAGCAAAAGAAGCTGCAGACAGGAAAAACCTGTATGGTTACAAGGGCTTAAGTGTAGGAACAATTGCGAGCCCAAGAATATATACTGGTGATAGAACAAAGCCAGGTCCATTTAGTGATTTGTACAGTATGTACGAAAATCTTGGAGAAGAAATTTTTGGTCCCCCTACTAGTAGAGACAGATTATCTCAAGCTATTGCGCAAAATATTGAATCGCCAATAAGAGCTTCGTCACCTGCTTATAGATCTGTTTATGGTACAGTAGAGGACCAATTAAGTTCTTATAGAGCTTTTGAGGCAGACTACAGACTTGCATTGAGAACAGAATTAGATCAAGGAGTAGCTCTCAGTGCAGGTAGAATAAAACAGATTGAAGCAGGGCTTTCAGAATATGCACCAATAGATCTTAGCTTAATTTCAAGCCTACAAGCAAGAAGTCAGCTAAGAGAAATTTTTAATACTAGAGTAATAAAAACAAAACCTTTAATAGAAAACCTTGGTCTTCCCGGTTTATATACTCCATCTGGAAACCCAGGAAGATTAACATCAAGATATATGGCATCTACTGCAGATGGATATGAACCAATAATAGACATTCTCCAAGGTGCTACTTTTTCAATTGATCCAAATGCAACAACATTATCAAACATTTCACCACAAGCTTCTTTTAGAATGGGAATGCAATCTCTCCCACCTTCTATATCATTGACGCAAAGAGTTGCTAGAGGTGGAAGACTATCGCTATCAGATTTGCCAGATGACGCAATTCTTCATTCGTTAGACATTGAAGCAGAAGACGTAACACCAGACGCTTTAATGAGATCTGTTTCAGCAGGAACTAGTAGATTAAGTAAATATTCCGATGGTTCTGTAAAAATTAGAAAAGTGGGTGGAATTGAAAATCAAGAATTAGGCGCAGCATTAATTACGCCAAGAATGAAAGGGCTACCATCAACTGACCCTGCAGATCTAAACAGAGTAATGGATTTTTCAAGCGCAACTGCCATAAGAGAAGGTTTAGTTGGCCTACCTGGAACAGATAAAAAATTTGACATAACAACTAAAGTTGGAAGAGTACAGGCAGCAGATCACTTTAGAGGGATGTTAAGAACATTTAATCAATCAGGACATTACTTGGTTACAACATTTGGAGAAAGTTATGACATACCAAAAATGGCTCAAACTTTTAGAACAATGGAAGAATTTGCAGCAGAAGGAGGAGAAGAACTTCTAAAAGAATTTGAAAGAAAAATGGCTAGTGGTGGAATGATAGACACTCTAGGTTTAGTTAAAGAAAGATTAAACAATAGAATAGTTGATCGTTTATCAGCAGCAACAACAACAACTGAACAAAAAGCATTACTTGCGTTTCAAGGACTACTTTCTCCATCTGCCATGCATAGAACAAGGGTGGCTGGTGAAGCAGTTTCTCCATTTGGTTTAGGAAACCTAATTCAATCAACTAATTTTTTGCAACTGTTAGCTGAAAAAGGTGATTCTGAGTTAATAGAAACATTAGCCACAAGCCAAGGCGCACACATAGCAAGTGTTGACAAAGATATATCACTAAAAGTACTTGAATATTTAGAAGAGTTGGATATAGCAGATCCAATAAGTGGCTTAGACCTAAGTGGTCTTGCGCCAGAGATGCAAAGATTAATTGTAAGAGCCCAAAGAAGACAGCGTGGATCAAGTGCAGTTACAGTAACTACAAATATAGCCGACGTAAGAACATTAACAAATTCTGTATTTGATAACTTAACACAAACTGGTGCAATTAAAAGAGTTCAAATTGACATAGATGCTGCAGCAAAAGAGGGGATTGATCCAGCGCTAAGTGGATTAACTGGAACTATAAAGTTTGATCCTAGCTCAAGATCGTTTAGACTATATTCTGGACCAGAAGCTACGCCTTCAGCTTTACCTTCTGGTTTTAATGCAGAAGAATACATAAGAAGAACTTTAAAAGATGAAAGAAGGCTTAGGATTGGCCAACGTCTTGGAGATAATCAATCAATGGTTATATCAACAGGAATAAATCCTATAGATGCTGGGAATATTCAATCTATCAACACTTTAGTCACAGATGCTGCAACAAGCAGATCCAGACCTTTAATCGATGCTGTAACACCACAAATAAATGATACCAATGAAGCTCAATTCATATCGGGAATGTCATCAACTAAAACAAATATAGGTTACCCTTATATGTCAAATACTGAAGGAGTATCTTCATCTATAACTGGTTTAATGAGAGATCAACTTACTGGAGTAGATTTGAATGCTGCGAATAGCTATATGAAATCATTGAGAGATGCAGGAGTTGGATCCATTGGAATTAATCCTGAAGTTAGATCATTAATGGTTGGTTTATCAGAAATGACTGCTAGCCAAGGTGCAAGAAATAGAACGTTAATTGCCTCTGCCTTAGGGGTAGCTCGAGAAGATACTAGAGTAAGTGTTTTATCTGAAAGACTTTCTGACACTATGAAATATTTTAGTGAATTAGGAATATTTCATGCTGGTACACAAAAAGAATTAGTTACCACAGACAGCGTTCTATTGCTTCCAACATCTGTATTAAAAGATATGACAACATATACTTCTTCTGGAAAAAAAGTTAAATTATTAGATCCAGAAGCATTAAAATTAAAATCTCACTCAGTAAGGTTGTCAAGAGCTACTAGGGCGAAAGAAGAATTAGAAACAGTAAACTTTATTATGGGTGGAGAAATAGCTAGAGGTACTGGTCCTTTAGCTCAAAAACAAGCAAGAGAAGAGGCCACATCAGCATATCAAGCAATACACACCATGCTTCAAGCTGGAGGCAATACGCCTAAAGCAGCAATTGACGTAGGTCTTGCAATAGGTGATGAACAAGCACTTTCTGTATTCGGAGAATTTCGTGGAGCACCCGGTACAGATGCGGCAAAAGCAAAAATAGAATCTATGACACAAACTATAATTAGGCATGGATTTGGCGGCGCTGCTGCAGAGCCAGGAGAAGCATCTCGAGGAATAGCTCAACTATTATCAGTAGCCGGAGAAGGTGCTGACGCAGACACAATAGCTTCAGGAAAAGGTGTTGCATATAGCATCGCTAATGTTTCAGAAGAAGGTGTAACATTAGTGCCAAGAGTTTCAGAAGCAGCCCTAAGAGAAGCAGATAGAGTTAGAAGAACTCCTGGAATAGCATCAGATGCACTTGAAGCCGCTACAGATATAAAAACAAGAGCTTCTGCAACCTCACAGCTTGGCATGCTTCAAGCCGGCATTAGAAGAGCAGATCAAAGTCAGGGATTTCTAGATAGATTAAAAACATCTTATGAGTCAAGTTCAAGTGCAACCAACACAGATTTGCTAAATAGATTAAAGGTAATTAAACCTAGAGTTTATAAATCAGTTGGAGCTGTGGCTGCGCTAAGTGCGGGTTACTATTTAGCTAGAAGGAAAGCTAAATCAGATCCAATAGATGAAGTTATGGAACAGCAGCCATTGGAACAAGATGGTCCAATGTCAATAAGTGACTTCAATAGAGCAGATCAAGCCTTAGCACGTCAAACTTCTTCAAGAAGAGATCCACTAGTTACAGCTGGAGTTGTAGGGAATTTAGATAGAAACAAAATAGGCCATACCCAAATGGGCGCAAATAAATATAATCACTTATACGGAGCATAGATATGTCAATTCTTAATCGAGCAGGAAGATTAGTAAGTCAAGCCTCTGGATTTAGTGGTATGGGCACAGCTGGAAAAGTTGGCGTAGGCGCTCTATTGGCTGGCATGGGAATAAAAGGAATGTATGATCAAGTAGCTCCAGCTGCAATAGATGCAAGCATGGATGTTGCTTTTGGTGATCCACAAGCAGACCAAAAAGTAATAGGAACTGATCTAACTCCCTCAATGATGTATGGTGCGTCAGGATTGCCAGGATCAACTGCCGCAAGAAGACTGTTTCCATCTAATGCTATAAGACATGGCGTAAATGTTGGAGGACGAGGAGCATTAATTGGAGCACCAATGGTAGGTGCAGGTATTGGTGGTTTTGGTGCAGCTTTGCTTGGTAAAAAATTAGGCCTCAAGGGCAAGGGGTTAGCTGCCGCTTCTGCAGCTGGAGCATTCATTGGTGGAGGAGCAGGATTAGCCGGAGGAGTTGCTGGTCCGATTAATACAGCAAGGGCTAACCAACAAATAATGACTCAATCACCATTTTATAATCAGTCAGCTTTAAATGCAGAAAGATTAAATGCAAGCGGAAACATAGTTTTAGGTATGCATAATCAGAGGAGGGGCTAATGTCTGACATGGGTATGAACCCAGGTGCACAGCAGCCACCAGATGTAAGTAGTCCTTACGACTTTGCTATGTTCACGCCTGGAATCATGCAGTCCGCCTTAATTAACTCTAGGCGCTATGGAAACACGATGCTTAGAGGTGGTTTCCACGACGTTGCTGGTGTTGGTAATGCCCGTCAAATAGCTAGAGCTAAAAAGTTTGGTGGAGTTGTAAATGGTCGAATGTATCAACCAGGAGGTCCATCATCATTTTTAGGTGGAGCAAGTAGAAGTCCACACAATATATCACCATTTTTGTCAAGAAGAGCAGCTAGAGCATCAGCAGCTGGTAAAACAGCAAGGGTAAATCCGGGTAGAACTAACATCTTCAACACAAGAGCAGTAAATAGAATGAATAGCGTTGCCGCACTTGGTGGTGGAGATATAAAAGGAGCATATAATCCTTTTCAAACTTTTAGCGGTGGAGTAAACTCTATTGTTGGAAAACTATCAAAAAATGAAGGCTTTAGAAAAGCAATGGGGATCGCAGATGATTTTGATCCAAAAACAGATAGAGCATTTAGTGGTGGTGTACTAGGTAGAATAGATACTCTTAACAAACTTTCTGGAATAGAAAAAACAATTGCTGTTGGTGAAGCTAGAGGAGGAACTAGCGCCTTAAGGGGTAGAGAATTAAAAAGATTCACTAGAGCTCAAGCCCAAAGAGCTAATATAGTAAGTAATATAGGCCAAGTTCAAAGCGCTGCAAATCCAGCAATGAATACAATAGTGAATGGACGAGCAGTCAACGCTGCGGCCACATCTGCAAGAGCAAATGTAAGAGCAATGGCAAGCTTGGCTCCACCTGGAATGATAACAGATGACGCTTTAAGATTAAGCGTAAGAGCAGCTGGAAGAGGCGCAGTTACAGCCGGTAATGCTGCAGCTGTAACTAATGCAGCAGCAGTAGCTGCAAATCCATCTGCTGCAGTTGCCTCCACTATGACTAGAGGAACTTTAAGCAATAGAATAACAACTGCTTATCACGGAATTCTAAATGCTGGCAATATGACCAGTGGGCAAAGAGTTGTTGCAAAAAGAGTTGCAGGAAGATTGGGCGGAAGAGCTGGAGTTGCTCAATTTATGGATGATTTTGGTACAGCAGGAAAATACGCTGGAAACTTTATTAATAGGGGCCAAGGTGGTGCCAAGATGATGGGAATGGCAGCTCAGTACGCTAGATCTGGTGGAAGTAGAGTAGTTGCAGCAAAAATGGGAGCAATGGGCGCAGTAAGACTTGGTGGTGCAGCATTAGGTCCACTTAACGTGTTATCGACTGGCCAATTGATGTATGATATAGGTAAGGGTATTGGTAAAATGGCAGTTGGTGGAATAAACTTTGCTAAAGATGCCATGAAGTCAATGCAAGGAACTATTAATAAACCAATGTTTGGTACAGGATTTAAAGACAACGAAGTAGCAGCAACTTCAAGAGCTAGAGGTGTTATGGCAATTCAAAATTCAAGACTTAATGCACGAAGCTTACTTGGATCAGAAGCTAGTATGATGGCAGCCCATTTTGGATAACCTATGAACTCCTTGCAAAGTAAAACGATAGCATTTAGAAAGTCATTAGAAAAACTTTCTAGAGAAGATTTAATTGAAATTATTAAAGACCAAGATGTTGAAACATTCAAACAAATAAATAGAATTGAATGGGTATTTAAAAATAAATTAAATCATCTTAATTGGGCTAGCGGTGAACCAATTATGGAAAGACCATTAACAAATAGAGAACTAGCACTTTTGGTTGATGAGCCATTTGAATTAGATCTTGAATTAATGGATTTAGGAATTTCAGCTGAACAACAAAGGCAAATACACATAGCTAAAGATCCTTGTGTTTGGGCTAGACAATTTCTTGAAGCAGAGACTAGGGTCTATCAAACTCTAATTCTTCGTGACCCATCAGTAAGAAAAGTTCTTAGAGCTGGTCGTCGTCTTGGTAAAACTTTTAGTATGGCTATTGCACTTATCCACTATAGCTATACGCACAAGGACGGAAGATGTCTTGTTATTGCGCCAATGAAATCACACGTCGAATTAATCTATCAAGAAATTTTAAGACTTGCTTCTAAGAATGAAATTGTTACAAACTCAATAACAAGAAAAGTAACAAGCCCTCAATTCATGATTCAATTCAGTAATGGTTCAACCATTAGATTCTTTACATCAGGTATGCGCTCAGGTGGTAAATCAGACGTAGCTCGTGGTCAGGAAGCACATATGATTGTGTTAGACGAAATGGACTACATGCATGCGGACGACCTGGATGCACTTTATGCAATGCTGCAAAAAACAGCAGAAGACCAACCTGATAAAGTTTTGATCGGTGCCTCTACTCCAACTGGTAGAAGAGAAAGATTTTGGGAATGGTGCAGAAGCGAAAGATTTAAAGAATTTTGGTTTCCATCGTATTGCAACCCATATTTTTCTAAAGATCAAGAAGATGAATTTAGAGAACAATATTCAGAAATTGGATATAGGCACGAAATTGAAGCTGACTGGGGCGAAGACGCAGAAGGCGTCTATCCTAGAAAATATGTTGACAAAGCATTTATGGAACCAGGTTGGGACTATCACCCTGAACTTACTTCAGCAAGAAGCTTTCACACAATAGGTGTTGACTGGGATAAGTATGGAGCCGGAACTAATATAGTTGTTTTAGAAGCATGTTCTGATTCTTATGAAGAAGAAAGATTTAGAAACAAAGTAAAAATTTGCTATAGAGAAGAAATACCTAGATCAGAATATACTTTGACTAAAGCTGTATCTAGAATAGTTGAACTTAATAACATCTTTAAACCAAAACATATTTATGTTGACAGAGGCTATGGAGAAGTCCAGGTCGAACTTCTGCATAAGTACGGTGTGGAAAATCCTGTGAGTGGATTGAAGGAAAGAGTTAAAGGCGTCAGCTTTAGTGAAACTATAGATGTTAAAGACCCATATACAAAACAAAATGTTAAAAAAGAAATCAAACCGTACATGGTCGATAATCTTAGACAATATCTAGAAAAAGAAGTTTTAGCTATTTCTGAAAGAGACGCAGAAATATACATGCAATTGATTTCCTACGTTGTTGTAAGAACTACCCAAACTGGAAGACCTGTGTTTGAGGCCGGCGGCTCAGCAGTGGATCACGCACACGATGCTTTAATACTGGCACTTTTGGCTATTACGGAAAATTATAGTGACCTACACAAAGCGCGTTTTGCTTCAAGAACAGAATCATTTTCTAACACATTTTTTATGCCAAAGCCAGTAAATGATAATGATGACGATAAAGATGATAAAATAGGAACTGGTTTAACTGGAAGAGCAGATAAACTTATGCCATCAAAATTTGGTTATAAAAAATCTTTTGGTGGCAGATCTAATTCAAAGATTAAAAGAAAGACATTCTAATGGCACAATATGGTTTAGGACAAAGTAATCCTGTAGAGGATGTATTTTCCGATACAGCAAACGAGTCATCAAGTCTTCTTTCGCTTGGAACTAGAAATTCTATAAATAGCATGTATGGGAATAATAGTCCAGACACAAGGTATATAACAACCTTGTCTCATCCGGCAATTACAGAAGTAAGAAATAATGTTTATTACTGTGAGTCTGTGATTACCCAGTTGTTAAAAGAAATAGAATCAAACCTAGACCAAGTAAATATCAATGCCTATTGCAATATTGATTTAGAGAATTCACATAAGGCCGTGTGGCAAGATGCTCTAAAGCATAACGAAAAAGCCAGCCTACTCTCTTTTCCAAATTTTATTCCATATACAGAATATCAATATGCATCTAAGCACCTCTGTAGATCATGTAGAGAACTAATTAAGCAATATGATCTAACAATAAATTACACATCTTTTGGTCATTTGGCGGAAACTAAAAAAGTATTGTCATATTTAAGAAACGAAATATTAACAATTAAGAATATAGTTACACATCAATTTGGGGAGGAATATAGGGATGAAACAGAAGGCGAAATTGCAAGGCACTTATCCGATTGGGCAAAAACAGCACTCCACTATACGAAACAGCTTGCCAAGGAAATCACAGACCCGCCCACATCAATTCCCCAATCCGAACTGGATCAAATCTCTAAAAAACAAGCAGCCCAATTCCAAGCTTTTTTTTCGATCAAAATAAACTCGTATATATCAGAAATACAATCTTTATCTAATGGCCTAAAAAGAGATACAGTAGATACCTGTGGCGTGTTTTACTCTAACTACTTATTGCCAGCTCTTAGCTTTAAGTCAAAGGTTGTAGAACCATTAATGTTAGACTTCACAACAACAGCTATAGCAAATGAGTGTCCAACTTTACTTGGCGAAATAATTGTAGCAAGAAATTCTATAACAGGAAACTTAGGCTCTGTTACTTCTGACTATGTCGAAAGAAGAGCACAAATGAGCAAAAAGCTAGATGCTCTTTCCCAAATGATAAGACTTAAGAGAAGGTATGTAAACTACATAACCCAGTTAGAATCTTTGGCCGCACAAAGAATAAAGGTTCTTATTACTGTAGAAACAGAAGAATTAGAAAAGTATAAACAAATATTCTTTGACATTCCTATTGATTCAGAGAAGAGAATGGGCCTAAGATCATCGCACGGTGACCTAGATGATTTAGAGGGAGATGCTCATCCGCAGTACCTAAGAAGAGATGGTGGGATAATCACTGGAGATATTGATGTAGCCGAAGGTGTAAAAATTGGTGGCATAATAGTATCTAATCACTCACATTCTGGTATTGATGGATCAATGCCAATTAGCGCATCTGTAATAGATTACTCTTCTGCTAGAGACGCATACTATAATGCAGCTTTAACTAGCCCTTATAGCAATCTAACTTTAACCAATTTAACTCAAAGTGTTTTAACTGGTGGCGGCATAGTATTTGACGCAACTTTTGAAGTAGAAATAGAAGATGATAAATTAAACTCATATGAGTTTGAAATATTGTATAATGAGGTATAAATATGACCTGGTTTACTTACACAAAATCTTCAGCAACAATAACTCCTCCTGTAAGAAGGAAGATAGTATTTCCATTTTTAAATGAGTATTTAAAAGTAGGAGATTGGCTTCAGGTTAATCTTAATGATTTAGATTTAAATAGATATTATTATTTTGAAGATGGCCTTATTAAAAATAAAGCTGATTCAGATTCTTATGTTGTAGTTTATGAAACAGATACTACATATACAGTTACTCAAAGTCTTTTAGTTGGCACACCATCACTGCCTAGTTATAAAAACAATCTTTGGTTCAAATCAGCTACAGCTGTTAGTGCAAGCGAAAAGCCACTAGGTAATTACTATATTTATTATCATAAAGATGATATACAGTATTTATCGTTGTCAGGCAACAGCTATGTTTCAACAACTAACCCAGGTGGAGCAAATTTTATAGGAAGTGAAAGTCAAGGATTAGCCAACAGTATAAATTTCTATTCAACTTTAGTTACTGGAGATTCTTTAAACGCAAGAATTGCAAATATAAGCTATTTAGGTGATACTGGAATTTGGAATAATAAAAAAAGTTCAACTCCTGGTTCAAAACTAATGGGAAGTTTTTCGGGTCCAAACTTAAAAATATACGCAGAAAAAAGTCCAAGTTCTGGAATAGCAACTTTAAAAATAGTTAAGACTTCAGCCAACGGTGCTGGTCAAAGTATTGTAAAAGAAAATATAGAATTAGATTTGTACGCATCAACAACCCAGGAAAACCAATTAATATATACGTTTAGTGTTGAAGATCTAAACATGTTTTCAACTTATGATGAAATATATGGAGAATTTACTTTTGAAATTGAAGTAAAATCAAACAAGAACACAAGCTCTACAGGCAATGACATAAAAATAGAAAATTATTCTTTTTCTAAAAACTATTTGCTAGAGATGGATCAAGAAGAAATTAACCCAAGCATATCTTTTAAAACAACGGGTAGTGTGAAATAATGGCAAAAATAGTTAAAACAATAACAGGATTAAAACCTGATCAAGATTACCTAGTGACGTTAAAGGTTAAAAATACTGAAATATCAGCAATAGATGATCCTTATGAATCTATCAGGATTCACACACCAAAAGATCAAACTATTCCAGGCGCAATAAATGTAAATACATTTTATATTTATGGAAATTATAAATCTGTTATGTTTGATTTTCAACCAACAGTAGAATTAGATGTTAATGGGTATAAATATGAACTTTATTCAGACGCTCTTGGCACAACACTTATTTCTTCAGGGATAGCAACAGCAACAGTATTTTCAATAGACGTTCCAGACAATAGCAACGCAGCTAATCCCGATGCAGCGCAAACTGATGTCATTTATTATGGACGAGTAAAGACTATTGACACTTCCGGCAACGAAAGCGGTTGGACTCCAAGTTCTGGCCTTAAAGCTTCAACTGCAACAGACATGATTCAGGGTTCACACATTTCAAGTTTAACAGCTGCAAAGATTACTGCTGGAACAATTGGTGCACATGAAATAATTCTAAAGCAACAAGGTGCTCAGTCAAACATCGTGGCTCCAGCAAATATGGCAATCATAAGATCATCTAACTATAATGGTAGTTTTAATGAAAGTACTGGAATTTGGACTTCTGGAACAACTGGATGGGTCATTAGTGGTGACGGAAGAGCAGAATTTTCTACAGCTTCAATTAGAGGGACCGTAAAAGCCGGATCAGTTTTTATTGATGCTAATAACCGTTGGAAGAGTAGTGAGTTTGGTGACACAATTGCAGATGCTATATTCAAAGTTGGAAATTCAACTAATTATATGTTTTACAATGGCGTTGACGCTCTTGAAGTAAAGGGAACAGTAAAAGCTACAGCAGGCAAAATAGCTGGCTGGGAAATCAGCGGAGATAATCTTACATCTGGAGGAGGCTATAACGGAGATATGACTATTGGTCCAGGCGCTGGTCCAGCTTCAGAATATCCCGGAGCTGGAACAACAGGAGCAGTAACCATATCTGCTGGAACATCTACACCTGGTCGAATCGCACTTGCAACGTTTAGTGGTTATGGCACAACTCTAGAGCGTGGAGGTTATGGTCCTGATCTTGCAACTCGATATCAATTTGATGGGGTAAAATATCAATATGCAGAAGATAAATTTGAGTTTAGATTAATTGACAATACTCCATATATTGTAATAAATGGTACTCAATTTCCTTTAACTACTGGCGCAGGCACGGATGCTGGCGGAGACAGTGGTGGTAGTAGTGGTGGCTCTGGCTCTGGATCTGGAGGAGCATTGCCGGCTTGCTCTTGTACGAATAGCGCAACATCGACTGGTGTTTGTGATGTTGAACTTATGTGTAATGGACCAGGATGTTGGGATGGTTGTAGGTATAATACTTACGACTACTACACAGTTAGTTGTGTAGTGTCATCTGGATGCACCTGCACTGGATCAACATGCAGCGGCACTGTTGTTACTAGAGGTTGTTCCGCACCAACAGTATGTCAATAACTTGTATATGATATAATAGGTGATTAAAAAGGAGAAACCATGACTCAGAACAGAATGCCATCAACATGTTTTGCATATGTTATAGATGGAGAAGTAGGCCATTTACATTTTATGGCTAATATTGTAGAACACGCTATCGCGGCAATGAAATCAGATCCAAAAGTTATAGAAGTTCCAGAAGAATTAATTCCCTTAATGGAGCCAACAGTTGGTTTTGGCTGGACTTATGTAGATGGTAATTTTGTTCCACCACCAGAAACAATATGATATTTTCTGCTATACTATAAATTATTATTTGACAAAAGGACAAAATCATGACTGAAGAAGTAGTAGTAACAGAACCTAAAAAAGAATTTAAAATTGAGATCACCCTTTCGGAAGCTAACGTAGCATACAAGAGTGATTTTCCTGAATCAGATACCGTTTTTTGGCTTGAGTGGGTAAAAACCATCATTTTGCAGAAGACTCTTAGCAATTTAAATCAAGAAGCTAATTAAATTAATATAAAGGTCTACTATATCTTAGTATTCCCTCGTATTTAGGCGGCTAAAGAATGGCTATTAAAAAATATTTTCCTGTACGCAATGACGAGTCCGCAGGGGACTTTGTTGCTAAAAAGGTAAATCCAGAAGACTCAAAGTCAATAAGCAAAATATTCAAGGTAGCCTCATTGGCTCTTGGATATCAAGGAACAAATTACTACTACGCAGGTAGAAGTAATTTTGAACCATCTCCTTATGACTTTGAAAGAATCCTTCAAGCAGTAGATACTGACTCATATGTCAAACAAGCTGTTTCAAAATATAAAGATCTATTTTGGAAAGAAGGCTGGAAAATAGTTGGAGAAAATCAAGAAGCTGTTTCTTATCTATACCAAAGAATAGATTACATGGAGATGGCAATGAAGAGACCATTCTTGGATCTCCTTATTGAAATGTCGGATCAGCTGATCAAGTTTTCAAATGTCTTTGCTGTAAAAGCAAGAGGAGACTTGAATGATTATTTCCCAAGAAATCTTACCCCAGTAAGTTCTACTCAACCAATAGTTGGTTATTATTTAATTCCTACTGAGCAAGTAAGAATTATGAGAGATAAGCATAATAGACCTAAGACCTATTTGCAAAGAACAGATCCATTGACTTATGCTCCTACTGATCGAGACCCAGTTTGGTCAGCTGACAGAGTAATACATTTATTCTTCGACAGAAAACCAGGCAGAGCTTTTGGTACGCCATACTTGTCTAACGTAATGGATGACGTAGTTGCCTTAAGACAGATGGAAGAAGATATTCAAAATCTTGTTCACAGAGAATTATTTCCTTTATACAAATACATTATTGGAACGGCTGATCAACCAGCAGAGCCAGATGAAATAGAAAAGGCCGCTTCAGAAATAGAAAATCTAAGATCTGAAGGCGGATTAATTCTTCCATACAGACATGATGTTGATGTAATTGGAGTTGGTAAAGAAGGTCTCGATGCAACTAACTATCTGCAACACTTTAAAGAAAGAGTGTCTGTTGGCTTAGGTGTTGCTCCGCATCACCTTGGCATGACCATGAATGGTGGAAATAGATCTATGTCAGAAAGATTAGATACATCGCTTTATGACAAGATCAAGCAATTCCAAAAACAATTTGCCGAGATGGTTAGATTACACATATTCAATGAACTTTTATTTGAAGGTGGATTTGATCCAATTGAAAATCCTATGGAATCATCGATGTCTGACAGATGCTACTTTAAGTTCAACGAAATAGATACTGATACTCAGGTGAAGAAAGAAACACATATCATTCAAAAGTATGTTAATTCATTGGTTACTTTGACTGAAGCTAGAACTGAAATGGGAATAGATCCTGAAGCTAATATGGATGATTTGTTTAGCGCAATTCAAACAGATCAGCAAAAAGATATTATTGATGCACAAGCCACAGCTAACCCTCCAGCTCCTGCTGCTACAGTCGCAGGCGACAAACAAACGCCAGCTAAAAAAGGCTCTAGAAACATGCCTTCAAAAAGAAAAGGCGTTGGCAATGTTATTAGACCACAAAATCAAAATGGAAGAAAGACTTCTCCAAATATAAAAAGATCAGATCCCGATTGGATTAATACTGTTGAGAACTTGCTCCAAGAGCAATATGATGTTAAGATAGAAGAATCAAACTTAACGATTCAGAGTGAGGAATAATGCCATTCATTATAACATCAGACACTTCTAAGCAATACCTTAGAGAAGATGACGCAGTAAAAGGTTTTGAAATTGCAGTAGGCAATGGTCAGAGTCGTATGGCTCTTACAATTCTTGTTGACGTGATCAACGGAATCATGGACATCTTTAATGCTCTTGAAGATGAATTAGCAGAAGAAGAGGAATCAGCACCAACACCAGTTGCTGTTGAGGAGCCTAAGTTGCAAAAGCAAGTTCAAGTTGCAGAAGCTACAGAAGAAGAAGTTTTGCCAGTAGCTAAGCCAGTAGCCAAAAAAGAAACAAAAACAACTGAAGAAAAATGAAACTAATTATAGGTTGTCCTATATATAAAAGAGAATGGATTTTTCCATACTGGGCAATGGCTATTGAAAGACAGTCAGTCCCTCTTAACGATGTAGGTTTTATTTTTGTTGTATCTTCTTCCGATCAAGGAACTATTTCCATGATTAATAGATGGAAAGAAGTTTCAAAAAATTCAATTGGATTTGTTGACATTGTAGTCAAAGATGATCTTGCTCACCATGAGCATGATCCTAAGTCTAGACAGTGGACAATGTCTAAGTATCACAATATGGTCAGTTTAAGAAATACTCTTTTGGGTGAAGTAAGAAAATATCAACCAGATTATTTCTTTAGCCTAGATTCAGATATTATTATTCACAATACGTCAACTATAGAATTGTTAATAAGCCACATCAAAGATGGGGCAGACGCAGTTAGTCCATTGATGTTCATGACGCCAATTGGAACAGATTTCCCAAGCGTTATGACATGGTTGGACAAATCAGGCGATAAGGCCAACAGAGCCAGAAACTATCCACTTGGAAGTTATTTCAAGTCAGATATTATTATGGCTGCAAAAATGATGTCAAAAGACACATATAATAAAGTTGATTACGTTTTTCATTCACAAGGAGAAGACCTTGGATGGTGTGCTAATGCCCGTGAAAAGGGCATAACAGAGCTATATTCAGCATCATATATATATGCCCCACACATCATGCACCAAGAAATGCTCGAAGCCTTTACTAAGGGTGGAGACCCAAGAATTTCTGTTGCATTTGAAAACATGGTAAAAATATGATATCTTTATATAAAATTGTTTAATGTTATAAAAACAAATTTACTATATATACAGATTTTAAAAAATGGAGAATTAAATGGCTTTTAACTTTGTGGAAACCTTTACGGTTCAGCTGCCAGATTTTGCTGATATGGATTTAGACTTCTCAGAATCACAAAATGCAAACAAAGGTTTAATCATTGAAGTTGCAGCTATCCATGAACGGATTGACTGGCAACTATAATAACTATTCTGCAATAGAATTAGAAAAAGCTCTCCAGTCATGGGTTGAGCCTTATCCTAAGCCAATCATTTTGAACCATGATCTTAATTCAGAGCCAATTGGCCGTGTTATGGCAGCAAAGATGGATAAAGAAGAAGATGGTTCACATTTCGTTCGTTTACAAGTTGCAATCACTGACCCAGTAGCAATCCAAAAAGTTCTTGACAAAAGATACTTGACGGGTTCAGTTGGCGGAAGAGCTGGGAAAGCAGTCTGCTCAATATCTGGAGACGACCTAGCATCTGAAAGTGCTGACGGCAGACCAAAGGTTCAAAAGTTTAAAAGAGGCCAAGTTTACAAAGGCAAGTTGGCATTTATCGACATGCAAGACATTTCCTTTAAGGAATATTCATTCGTCAACCAGCCAGCAGACTCTAAGTCTGGAGTAAGAAAGTCTTCTTCTGGAGATGTTAAAGTAGAAAACTCTTCAGATGACTGGGTAGCAAGAAGTTCTGCATTCGTACTTAATATGGATGAAGAAGATATATATTCAGTAGAAGAGCATAAATCGATTCTATCAGGTTTAAAATCTAAAGAATCTAAACCACTTTATCTACATCTAAAGGGCTCTTTCCTTACGGCTATTGCTGTTCATGAAAGTGAAAATTACAAATACAATAGCAACTCATTACTATCTAATGAGAATGATAATAATGAAGATCATGAGGAGAATTCAAAAATGGAAGAAAGCGTTCAGAATGAGGATGTTTTGGCTGCTGTAGAAAGCCTTAGCCAAGATCTCTCAACAATTACCGCAGTTTCAGCTCAGGAATCGCAGGAACCTGTTGCAGAGCCAGCAGAAGAAGTAGTGGAAGTCAAGCCTGAAGAAGTTGAGACTGCAGAAGAAAAAGGCGCTGATTCAGAGCCGGTAGCAGAAAGCCAGGATATGGTTTCTGTATTAAAGCAAGCACTTGTTTTGGCTACTGAAGTTAAAGATCAAGATTTGGTTGACATCTTGACAGCAAAAATAGCTGCACAAGAAGAAGTAAAAGAAGAAAAGATTTCTAATGAAACTTCAGAGTCGGTAGAAGAACAGGCTGAATTAGCTGTTGAATCTGTAGACGCTGAGGTTACTGAAGAAAACAAAGCAGTTGAAGAGCCAAAGGCAGAGCTCACTAGTCCAGAACAAGCTTCTGAGCAAGATGCCGATGACGCAAGTAAGAAGCTTCAATTGCTTGAAGAAGAAAATCAAAAACTCAAGAGCGCATTGCACAGAACTCTCGCAGAGAGAGTTGTGGACACAAAGATTGCAGCTGGAATTGAGGGACCTGAATCAAGAGAAGAGTCAATTGCAGAGCACGTAAAGCGCACTGCATCATCGTTGGCTGATTCTCTAAGAGATCTAGCAGGAATGCCAGTAGCCAAAAAGGCTAAGGGCACAATGCCAGAAATCAGCTCGGAAATTGAAGCTGTTGAAAGTGAAGACAATGTCATCACAATTGACGGAGAACAAGAAGAGTCGAAAAAACAGGTTACCAATACTTCAGAGCAGCTTTTTGTAGATGCTCTCATGGGTCGTCGTAAACTTTAATCAATATATATTCTTAAGGAGAATTAAATGTCATTAGCAAAATTTCGTAAAGTAGGAACTAAAACTGGTTCTGGTCGCTTTGTAGTTTCTGAGGGTATCGCCCCAGCAGCTTACTTGCTCCCATCACAGGGCCTTCCAACTTGGTACCTCGACAGTGAAGATGATCGTTTTGAAATCGTCATCACCAAGGGCACCATTCTTTCAGTAGTAGCTGACGCAAATGGTGATGCAAGAATTGTACCTGCAAACGGTAGTGGTTCAAGTGTTACTTGGGGTGACGCGATGCCAGCATCGTGGGATCCATTGAATGGCGCAACACCAGCTTATTCGTCAGGTGCAACCGATTCTGTAGCAGTTGCTTCTTACTCGGTTCCAGTTGGCGTAGCACAGTATGACCTCTACCGTCCATTCGATAAGGGCACCTCACAGGGTGCAGGCTTTATCGCACGTGGTTATGTAGAGTATCCAATGGTTTCATTGGTAAATGATGATGTAACGGTCGGTTCTTTAATCAAGGCTGATCATATGGGTCGCCCAGTGTCGTTAACAACGGCGTTGTGTGGTACAAATCCTTACCTCCAGGTTGGTAAGGTTATTGAGGTAGAGAAATTTGCTACCAACTTTGATGACGGTCTGCTTTCATACATGCAGTTGCCATCAGATCCAGGTGCACTGAAGACAGTTTATGAGCTTACCCGCTCAGGATCGTTCTCAGGAAAACTGGGTATCCGTTCTAATCTGGATGTAAACAATGTTATTGGTGCATTCCGCGTCAATTTAACACTTTAATTAAGAAAATAACACAGGAGGAATATTCCTAAGATGAGCAAGACAATCCAAGAGCTCCTCTCGGGTCTCCCAGCATGGGAGACTGCACTAACCGAGGATGGACACGTAGATGAAAATAATAGAGTGACTATTAAAGAGGCTTTTTCGTCCCCAGACGCAGCAGCACTCTTTCCTAAAGTTATCTCTCGTACCCTAAAGGAAGCAGCAGAGCCACAGTTACTCGTTACTCCGTTGCTTTCGACAGTGCGCCTAGGGAAAGGACGCTCCTTGGAGTTTCCAGCAGTTAATGCAATTCAGGCAGCAGAAATTCCTGAAGGACAAGAGTACCCAGAACAGGCACTCGCATTTGCTAAGCAGATTGAAGGCAAAGTCTCGAAGAAGGGCGTTAAGCTCTCCTTCACCGAGGAAGTCATTGCTGACTCCCTCTGGGACATTGTAGGTCTTCATGTTCGCGCAGCAGGTCGTGCAATGGCCCGTTTGAAGGAACAAATTGCCCTCAGTCGTTTCAAGGATGCAGCAAGCATTGTGTTCGACAATGAGAGTGGCTCATATGACGATACAACAGGTCGTGGGATTGACGGTGCGTTTAACAAAACCGTTACCTGGGATGATGTTATTGACATGGCAGCAGTTCTTATGGCAGAAAATCATATCCCAACAGACTTTATCCTCCACCCATTAATGTGGTCGGTATTCTTGAAGGATGCGATTTTCCACACTGGTGGCTCAGCAGCAGCAGTTAACACGAGTTGGGGATACCGTCCAGATTCAAAGGAAGGTGCTTTAAACAACACCGCTCCTATGGGTTTGAATGTTATCGTCTCACCTTTCGTTAGCTTCACTGCAAAGTCTGGCTCAACTCCAGCAATGTCAGACCTTTTCTTGATCGACCGCAATGAAGTGGGAACACTTCTTGTGAAAGATGACATGAGCACGGATCAGTTCGATGATCCTTCGCGTGACATCCGTCAGATGAAGATGAAAGAACGTTATGACATCGTAATGCTTGGTGACGGTGAAGGTATCACTGTTGCTAAGAACGTTAGACTTGCTCGTAATTACGAGGTTCAAGTTACAAACGAGATGTAATAATAAAAACCTTAGGGTAGTTATAGTTACGGTTACCTTAGTGACAAGGGGCGGCGAAAGCCGTCCCTTGTTGCTTTTCTCGGAAAAGTTTGTTACTAATTAGTTAGTTTTTTGTAAGGAGAATATTTTGTCACTTCCTTTAATAGATAGCATAGTCGCCATTGACGTCAATATGGTGGTAATCAAATTCGGGAAAACAATTAAAATTAGTAGTTTAAAAAATGAAAACTTTATTGTTCAAACAAATGCCGCAACACCATCTGCTGTTAGCAATCCATTTGCACCTATTCAAACTTTAGTTGATTATAATCAAATATCAAGAACATTAAGACTCTATTGGGATGATCAAGTTGAACTTGCTTCTGATCAAGAATATTTAATTAGATTAGTTAATTTTTTAGACGCAGTAAATGAGTCGATAGATGAAGAGCAGGTGTTATTTACCTGGAAAGGCGATGACGCAACCCCATCTTCATTTTCTTCCGTTAGAGCACCAGATGTTACAGAAATCTTAGTTGAAGACAAGTCAGTAAGAACAGACGCTTACACCAGCATCCAAATTCTTGCTAAGAACCCAGAGTTCTTTGTTTCTGAAGTATACCCAGTAAATGGTGACTTTTACTTAGGTAATGACTTTAATATGGGAAGAGCAGTCATAGTATTTAATGCAAGGCCAGCATCGAACTACCTAAGTAATACATACTTTAAATGCCAAAGAAAAAAGATACAAAGAACACCATCAAGATGGGAAAACATCTCTACAGTAATCCAATTGCATTCTTGGAAACCAGAAGTCTTTATTGATTTCCCGTCACTATTAGACGCAACCCCAGCATATTATACTGAGGACAAAGAGTATTTTGAAAGTGGATACAAATACAGAATTGTAATATCTAAAGATATTGGTGTTTAAAAATGGCTAATTTAGTTTATGGCAAAGCTAAAACTGGTCTTTTAACAGGATTAATAAACACTTCTGCTTCTCAATATGCTGTACTGCTAATCGATAAAAGACTTTATTCAATCAATGCAGTAAATGATGAATTTGTTTCAAACATTCCAGCATTAGCTATAAAAAAAAGAACTGGAAATATCAGCGGGATAACAGTCAGTAATGGCGTGTTAGACGCAAGTGATTTAACAGTTGTGCACGATGGCTCCTACTTTGACGCAATTATCTGTTATCAAGTAGGTAGCACAGATGCTAATTCGAGATTGTTTTTTTACATAGATTCTTCAACAGGTCTACCATACGAAGGTAGTAATTCTAGTTCTTCAATTACTATTGTGTGGAGTAACACAGTTAGTAAAATATTATCATTATAGGAAAAATATGGCCACTCAATATCCAGCATCTTTAGACAATTTCGTTAATCCAACTTCAACTGATAGACTCGATTCTGTATCTGTTCCCCACCACAAACAGCATACAGACATTAACGACGCTGTAGAAGCCTTACAGACCGTTATAGGGTTGAATCCAGCAGGTTCACACCTAACTGTTAAAGATAGAATAATTGCAGCTGAAACAAATATTTCCGCTCAATCAGTTTTAAATGGTTTGACCGATGTTACTATAAATACAGCTGCTAGTGGACAAATTTTACGTTACAACGGATCTCAATGGGTCAATTACGCAGAATCAGATCTTGTTGATGGAGGAAATTTTTAAATGTCTAATATTTTAAGAATTAAAAGAAGAGTCGCTAGCGGTTTACCAGGTGCACCAAGCTCTTTAAAGAACGCAGAATTAGCATTTAACGAAGCTGACAATACCCTTTACTATGGTTTTGGCGATGATGGCAACGGTAATGCAAATAATATTCCAGCAATTGGTGGTATTGGTGCATTCGTATCACTTACGACTTCTCAAACGCTAACTGGAGATAAAACCTTTTCTGGAACAGTTGTTGTTCCAACGCCAACGGCAAACGCTCATGCTACAACAAAACTTTATGTTGATCAACAGGTATCTAATGTTAGTAACATTGTTGCAAACGTTGCTACGGCATTTACAGTTTCGGGCGACTCTGGATCAAACCAAACAATTACTTCAGGCACTGATACACTAACAATTTCTGGTGGTACTGGCTTAAGTTCTGTTGCAGGTGCGACTGATACAATCACGATAAACCTTGACAACACCACAGTAACTGGTGGCTCATACGGTGGCGCAGGAACTGTTGCGACATTCACTGTTGATGCCCAGGGTCGTTTGACAGCAGCTGGTAATACGGCAATTTCTTTGACTTCTTCAAACCTTGACAATACTGCGGTAACTGCTGGCTCTTATGGAGCTGCAAATTCAGTGGCAACATTTACAGTAGATGCAAAAGGAAGGCTGACAGCAGCTGGTAATTCGGCAATTGCAATTACCGGATCACAAATTAGCGACTTGTCAACCGCAGCAGTAACCTCACTCACTGGTACCGCAAATGAGGTTACAGTATCTGCAGCAAGTGGGGCAATTACGATTGGCTTACCAGACGATGTAACGATTGGCAATAACTTAACCGTAACTGGTGATTTAATTGTGAATGGAAATACAACAACTTTAAATACAGCAACTCTTGTTGTTGAAGATAAAAATATTGTTCTAGCTAACGCAGCATCGCCTACAGATATAACAGCTGATGGAGCTGGTATAACAATACTTGGTTCAACAAACAAAACTTTCAATTGGGTTGACGCAACAGACGCTTGGACATCGTCTGAACATTTAGATCTAGCTGCTGGAAAAGTTCTAAAAATAGGAACATCTGAAGTATTATCAAATACTACTCTAGCTTCAAGTGTTGTTAACTCAAGCTTAACTTCAGTAGGCAATGTTACCTCAGGAACCTGGAGTGCAGGGACAATAGCTATCACTTATGGTGGCACTGGTGCAACAACTGCGTCTGGTGCTAGAACCAATTTAGGTTTGGCTATAGGAACTGATGTTCAAGCCTATGATGCAGAACTCGCAGCAATAGCTGGCCTTACATCAGCAGCTGACAAGCTCCCGTATTTTACAGGAGCAAATACTGCAGACTTGGCTACGTTCACCACATTTGGTAGAAGCCTTGTAGATGACGCTGATGCAGCAACAGCAAGAGCAACTATTGGTGTTGGAACTATTGCAACACAAAATTCAAACAACGTTACAATTACAGGTGGATCTATTTCTAACTTGACGACATTTGATGGTATCACATTTGATGGTGGAACCTTCTAAGTAAAAAGAAAGGTTTTATAGTGGCAACACCTAGCATTACCCAAGGGCAAATAGCACTTGATCCTATCAATAGAATATTTTATTATCTAGACAGTAACGGAACTTTAGTTAACTCGTCATTAAATTTATTGCAAGAATCAAACACTTCTATTACAACAGAAGAAAACTTAACAGTAAATAACATAACTGTTCTTGGCAACACGACTGTTATTGATTCTACTGTAACGACAATTAAAGACCCTATCATTACACTTGGTGGAAAAACTGCACCAACAGTTGATGACAATAAAGATCGTGGTATTGAGTTCCGTTGGTATGACGGTTCACTTGCTACTCCAGCTGCAAAAGTTGGATTTTTTGGTTTTGATGATTCATCTGGAAAATTTACTTTTATACCAGATGCTACAAACACATCAGAAGTATTTTCTGGAACAATTGGAGAACTTGCCGCAAAGATAGATTGGGACAATCTTCTTAATAAGCCAACATTTGTCAATAGCATTACTGGCACACCAAATGAAATAGATGTAACTGCAACGACTGGCAATATTGTCATAAGCCTACCTGCAACGGGTGCTATGAACATTACTGGCACAGCAGCTGGATGGACAACTCCTAGAAAAATAACTTTAGGTGGAGATCTAGAAGGAAACGTTTTAATTGATGGCGGCGCAAACGTAACATTAAATGCATATGTTGTTGCAAATGCCGTTACACTTGGTACTGATACAACAGGTGACTATGTAGCATCACTCATTGCTGGAACTGGCATAACGCTCACAAACAATTCTGGTGAACAGGCTCAGCCAACAATTGCAGTTACTACAAATACTTATGATGCCTACGGCGCTGCAACAACAGCAGAACTAAATGCTGCATCTGATGCATCTATCAAAGCTAATACGGCTTATACAAATGCTACAACATATGTTAATACTCAATTATCTTCATTTGGCGTAGATAGTTTATCTGATGTAACAATTAATACTTCACTAGCCAATAGCTATCTAAAGTACAATGGCTCTGCTTGGGTTAATGATCAAGTTGATCTTGGTACTGACACAACTGGCAACTATGTTCAGTCATTAGTTGCCGGCACTGGAATTTTAATAACTAATAATTCTGGAGAAGGAACAACTCCAACAATCCAGGCTAATATAACTTTAAACCAATTGCAAAATGCAAATATAACACTACCTGCTAATAACCAAATTTTAGCATATGACGTCAGTTCTAATACTTGGATAAATAAGTCAACAGCTGACTTAACCATACCAACCGGAGTACAGTACAGTGAAGTCATTGGTAATGGAACAGATACCATATTCACGATCACGCACTTATTAACTACAAGTAATCCATTTGTAGTTGTGTTAAAGAAAAACGCAAGTGATAACTTTGAAGTAGTTAATGTCCTGTGGGAAATCCATAGTAATACACAAGTAAAAGTATATTTCGAAACACCTCCGGCAACTGGAACAGCAAAAGTTATTGTTTTTGGTGACGTAGCAACTGCCTCTATCGCTATTACATCTTTGAGTCAACTACCAGACGTTCTAGCATCCAGTGCTTCAGCAGGAGATGTACTTTATAGGGATGGATCTTACTGGGTATCACATGCACTGTATCTCAATGATTTGGCAGATGTGCAAGGTACAAACTCAGCGGCTAATGGACAATTCTTGAAGTATAATGGATCAGCTTGGGTCAGCGCTAATATACCAACAATCAACACACTAGATGACGTTGGTGACGTAACAATTACTTCAGCAGCTTCTGGTGATATTCTTAAATGGAATGGCACAGCTTGGGTTAATGATTCAGCTCTTCTTGCAGCAAAAGCACCTCTATCTTCACCAACTTTTACCGGAACAGTTTCTGGTATTACAGCAACAATGGTTGGCCTTGGTAATGTCAACAACACTGCCGACACTGCTAAACCTATTTCTACTGACCAACAAACTGCTCTTGACCTAAAAGCAACAATTGCATCACCAACCTTTACTGGCACGGTAACAATCCCTGCTGGTGCTTCTATTTCTGGTTTTGCAACACTTGCCTCACCGGCCTTAACGGGGATACCAACGGCTCCAACAGCAGCACTATCGACAGATACAACACAGCTTGCCACTACCGCATTCGTCCGTGCAGAAGTAGCAAACCTTGTTAACAGTGCCGGTGCAACACTCGATACCCTTGGAGAGATTGCCACTGCACTTGGAAACGATGCTGCTCTATCCACAACTCTTACAAATAGTATTGCTCTTAAAGCACCACTCGCATCACCAACATTTACTGGTAACGTAACCCTTCCTACGAATACAGTTACATCTTCAATGATTTTAGATGGGACTATTGTTGATATTGATATTAATTCTTCTGCAGCAATTGCATATAGTAAATTATCATTAAGCAACTCTATTACTACAACTGACTTAGTTTCTGGCCCAGCTAGGGCAGGATTTAATTCCACCCTAAACGCGCAAACTGCAAGCTATACTTTACAGGCCACAGATTTAGCTAAATTGGTTACAATTGATTCAGCTTCTAATACAACAGTGACTGTACCTGATATTTTATCTGTTGGAGATAGAATAGACGTTTTAAGAAAACATCTTACTGGTGAAGTAACTTTTGTTGGAGGAGGTTCAGCCACAGTAGTAGGTACTCCTGGACTTAAGTTGCGCGCTCAATGGTCAGGTGCTACACTAGTTAAGTTAGCTGCGAATACTTGGGTAGTAATGGGTGATCTAAAGGCTTAATTATGGCAATTCCAATAGGTAGTTCAGGCCGGTTCAAGAAAAAGAGCTAAGCCTACTATAGCAGCACGGAACTGACAAAGATGCAGCTAATGCAACAATTACCAATGCTGGGTTTGTTGTTGGAACTGTAAGTACAACTCCTGGCAACGGAGCTGCTGTATTAAACACCTTAAGTTCAGAAGTGAATGATTCTACAGTTGTTCCACTTGGAACAGTAATAAATTATACTATCCACAGTCCTTATTTCCCACCATTCTTTCCACCATTTTTCCCACCAAACTTCTGTGTTTGCGATGGAGTGGCCAGAAGACAGTACGGTCAGTATTCGTACTTAGATCCAGCTGGGTATGGCTGGACATGCGATGGAACAATGAGCTACGAGTACTACGTATACGGAACTTGTGGTGGAGGATTATGCCCTGGTGAAGGTGGAACTAACGGCGCATATAGAGATGGAGTTTGTGGATATACGGCTCCTGCTCCTGTTATCGCTCCTGTTATCGCTCCTGTTATCGCTCCTGTTATCGCTCCTGTTATCGCAGCGTGCGAAATCTGTTGCGCCGGATGCATTATTGACCCTAAACTAGGTCCGATCTGCTGCTAATAGCTAATAATTTTTTATTGTGATATAATATAAAAATATTTAAAATGGAGGCTTAAAGATGAGCGACACAAATGAAATTTGGGCACCAAGAGAACCAACAGATCCAGAATATACATTTCAAGGTTGGCTTAATTGGGAAAACAAATTTGGGGAATTCGGCACACCCGGCTACCACGACGTAGAAGAGTTTCTAAAAATTCCTGGTGTCTTCGGAGACGATACACCAAGAAAAGTTTACTTTCAACTCTACAGACAGGAAGGTGATGGTCTTCTTCTTTCCATGTACGCCAGATGGGAAAATGACGAAGGGTTGCGACAACCGCTGTTGATGTTGGTTCATCCCGACCATCGTGGAAAGGGAATAGCCACTCAGGTTTTGCTCCGAAGTGAAGAACACTTTATGGACCAACGAGCGGCTTTTTATGGATATACGCCTGAAGAATTTAGAGCTCTTCCAAGAGCGCAACGAGCCTCCGAAGTTATCCCCGCTCACTTGGATGTTTCTGTCAATGAAGCAGGGGCAGGTCTAGCAAAGCACATGGTTAATATTTTTTACACAGTTGAAAAAGATTTTACAGGAGAATAATTAAGTGACACCGTATCAAGAATGGAAGAAAAAATTAGGGACAACTCGTCCTTGGGACATGGTAAATCCAAACGTAGAACATGTTGTCGATGAAGAAGCTCAGTCTAGATACGACATATGCTTAGCGTGCGACAGACTACTGCCTGTTACTCACCAGTGTAAAGAATGTGGTTGTTTCATGAAGATGAAAGTTAAGTTGAAGAAAGCTGTGTGCCCTCTAGGTAAGTGGTAACATGATATTTAAAGATGAGTTGTACCCATTACCAGATTTGGGTGTTGAACCACATCTTATAAAGAATTTTTTTTCAGAATCAATGTTTGAAGATGTTAAAAAACAAATTAAAGAAACTGGTATGGGAACCAAAAATGGTCATTACCACACAATGATGGGTAGATGGGCAGCTGGAATAATACCCAATAAAGATATTGAAGAGTATGCATTAAATAAAATAAGAAAAATATTTAATAATGATAGTCTTGTCCCGGCATATCACTACACAGTAATGTATCAAAGAAAAGATGGATGTATTCCAAATCTTTGGGAACATTTAGATCAAAATGGTTCTCAAATATCAATTAATATAGCTATAGAAAATACTGCAAATTGGCCTCTAATAGTTGAAGGAAAAGAGTATTATCAAGATCCCAATGATGCAGTAATTTTTTGTGGTCAACAGCATATGCATGCAAGACCACCATACCCAACAAGGGATGAAGCAGCAAATACAACTCAATTGTTTATGCACTTCAGTACACCAGACCATTGGATCCAAAAAGACAAAGATAGAATTAATAAATTTGGTCAAGATGGTGATATTAGATTCTTTAATCGTAATAGATATTTGCCACTTCCCGATCCACCAGTAAATCAACCAATAGGTTCGGACCAAGACTATTCGTCAGTTTTGACATATTATAATGCTATTGCTGGAGATGCAATAGATAGTGAGCCAGAGACTGTAGATATGACCATATTGGCAAAACAAGAATTAGCACCAGGAATAACTAAATACAAAATTGCCAAAGGATCAACTCGCATATTAAAAGGCTTAATCCAAAATTCAATGTTTAAACAATGGATGCCAGCTAAATCAGACTCTGGTACAAAAGCAATGTATAATTATTTTTTAACAGAAAAGCAAAGTGACTGTCATCCTCAAGACCCAATAAGAAGAGCTGCAGAATCGTTACAGGTAGGTTTAGACGCAATTGCAGAAGATTCCAGGCGCAGATACAGTGAAAGACCTTTGATATCAAGCCACACTGTTTTATTGCGCTATGAAGAAGAAAATACTTTTTATAGCCATATTGACAACCAGCCAGGAAATCCAAGAGTATTGTCAGTATTAATGTTTTTAAATGATGATTTTGAAGGTGGAGAACTAGAATTTAAAGAGTTTAATATTAAGATAAAACCTGAAGCTGGAGATGTCATAGCTTTTTGCTCAGCATTTCCTTACATCCACCAAGTCCATCCAGTCACAAAAGGAATTCGATATTCTGCAATAAGGTGGTATGAGTTTCAAAAGTAAATATTTTTTTGATTTTAAACTATTTAATAACTGTGGTATCATTACTATATATTAAGAACTAGTTTGGAAAAAAGAGTCGGAAAAAAGAGGTAGCCAATGGCTTATAGTGGATCTAAATTTGCGGTAAATAATACACTTCTACTTAGAAGGTCAGATGAAACTGGCGTTTCACCAAGTACGCTAGCTGAAGGCGAATTAGCAATCAACGTTGTTGATGGTAAGCTTTTTTACAAGAACAAAACAGCAAACGC